GTGTCGTTTCAGCGAAACCAGGAAGGGAGCAAGAGAAAAAGTAACTTGCCCTCTATGATTTCTTCGATGACTTATTTCCGATTTTAGACGATGAGAGTGCCTTCTTCGGGCGGTTCTCGACCTGTCCTCCTACCGTCTTAGGGACCTTCTTCTTGGGTGCGGGCTTACCGCGAAAGGTTTTGTAGGCATCGGCAACATTTCCGATCAGCGCTGCTGGGGCTCCTATCCCGGGAACCATCGACAGCGCATGACCCATTGGTGCCGCTACGTCCGCTACCTTATCCAAGACGTCGGAAAACCACTCTCCTAGTGGATTTTCGCCCTGCTTCACTCCTACAGGCAACTTATTCATCGCAAGGCCGTACAGCTCTAGAGCTCGCGGATCGAATGGTGATGATGGACGAGCCAACACCACCAAATCGTTCTCATACGGAGTTGGGAACCTTTCGATGAACCACTTCACATTAATCTGCAAAGTAGTTTGTGGAGAAAGGCCTGTGAAGTAGGCCCCCCCTATGTTGAAGGGGGAGATGTGAGTGCCGCTAGCAAGAATTGGCTGAACATTGCCCGCCGCGCCGGCTTTCGCCGGCCCGATGACATCCGTAGCCGCGACTTCATAGACACTGGGCGCTAGCCCTAGTGCTGTGTAGCCGTTCCGTTGCGTATCGGCATTGATAACCATAGCAGTGCAGGGTAGCTGAGTCTTTGCCGGGTTCAGGGTGGTGTTCATCTGAAGAGGAACATACACCCCGGCCTCTGCTTCCCACATGGCTGTGCCTGCAAGCTTGGTCGTTGCCGCGAGGTTCTTTGGAGGCGTTGGCGTGAGCCACGTGTCCACATGCCCAAGTGCTTGGGCATAAAGGGCAGCCGCCATCGGATCCTCGGGACCTTTCCCTGAAACTTTGTCATGAACAGGACAAGTTTCTAGTTCAAGGCTTTTTCTTCTCTTTTCACGCACTTCCGCGCACAACTTGCCATCCTCGACACCACACTTGCATCCTTCCTTCATTTCTTCAGGGGATAGTGTGGAACTGGTGTGCATGTAAAGCGCGGCGTGCGTGTCTTGAGGTGTTGGTGTTGGTTGTTGATAGACCGCAACCTGACCTTGTTTATAGAGGGGCGCTGTCGTGTTGACAACCTCGAAGCCACACCCGATTACACGAGCGCAACCATCGAGGTACCCATCTTCAAGACTCAGTGTGCAGTCCGTCGTGACCGACGACGCCGCAGTGTCGCCATAAGTGTCTCCACCGCTTGCCACGCTGTAGGCCGTTACGCCACCCACCGGAAACAAGTTCATCCCACTACGAGGATAAACCCAGCCCCCAGGCGAGTAGTTAGTATTGGCTGCCAGCCCGGCCATAGCCTGTGTAGGCATTATCTGCTTGGGCAGTGGCCACATAACCACATGGCAATCCCAATTCGCCGCTGCAAGCCCCGCAGGGCACTTGATCGCTTGTGAATAAGGGACACACTGAATGACGGACTTCCCGAGATTCGTGTCGGGCATCCCAGACAGCTCGATGGCATTGTCGTGGAACGGATCCATCACAGTGGTTAACCATGCTTTGGAGTCCCTCTCGATCACCTTTTCTTGAACTAGGTTCTCGAGAGAGGTTTTTCTTGTTGAGCGTTTCATTATCAGTTCTCGAGTCTTTGAGAGCTTGTCTTTTTCTTTTTCGTCGAGTTCTGGATGAAGCGTCCGTGTTGGAAGCCTGCAATGTAGCACAACGTTTGAAGTTTTTCTTGGGCCCTCTTCGCCGCGGCTCCCCGCCGTGAAGGCAACCCTCAGATCACCTTTAGTAATCATGGGAGCGCCTACCCAGCGCCCTTTTTCCTTCAACCAGTGTGCATAATCCACCACCAGGTCTGCTCCCACCTCATCAAAAGCCAAATTATGAGCAAGTCCCACAACTCGAGACGTACGCTCCGTGTCCGATAATCGTCCTCCGACGTATACCAGCGCGAAGATCATACGCTCTACATTGTACTTTGGGACCCATTTACCTTTGAAGACGGTATTAGAGCAACCCAGGAAATGAATATTTCGCGGGTCGTCTGAGATTTCATATTCCTTCACCCCCATCCCGAACATAGCATAGGTTTCTACCAAATCCTTCTCCTGAACGTATTCCGGATAGTCTGTGGCTCCTTGCATGTCATCGGAGTAAATGTAGTTCACCATCACGCGCATCATGTGTTTATGTGTGGGTTCAATACCCATCTTACGACACATGCGAACGTAATGGAAACAAAGAATGAAGATGTGACCCACCGTATTATTGGTGGATGTTCTCAGCTTTCCCGATTTTTGTGCTAGGCTTGTGGCGATGACTTCGCCATTGGGCAAGATTTCGTATGAGAAGCCTCCCTCGTCTCGCAACCAGCGTATGTCCTCTAGGTGTTCTGCCGTGAGGTCCTCTACAAACCAGTTGAGACGAACATTGTCGACCTCCCAATCGAGTTCAGGCCCATACCCCTTGTCCCAGAACTTCACATCCCATTTGTAAAACTGACGTTTCACGCCTGGTTTGTGATGTTTCCAGCGCAATTCTGAAACCATTGACGACCAACCGCCTTTCTCTTTCACGAAACCCAGGGCGGACCAAGTCCGGCGATTAAACCGGAGCAAAGCCTCATCCTGAGCCTCGAAATAGCGTTTTTCAAGCAGAAGGTAATCGAGTGGGGGGTTACGGAAAATTCGGATTTTTAGATCTTCGATCTTCTCCATATCCAGATATTCTGTTTTTGGATTCGCTGTCCAAATCGGCATGGGACGATCCCGATTGCCGAGTTGGGTATACCAGCGAAGGTACGGATCATGTAGTTTGATAGTCTCACCTTTCTTCGCCCCAAAGGGAAACCCACTGGAAGTAGTCTTGTCAAGCACAATACACTCCGTAGAGCGTATAGGGAAACCCTCGGCCTCATACCACGCAAAGTGCTCCCGAAGGAGCCCCCGGGTGGTTTCTAAGTCTGGGTGACCTCTGGGGAAGACCTC